ATTGTCGATCCAATCGCTGACAACTTCTACAATGGTTTCATCAACCATAGCCACTTGTTCTAATTCTTTTTCTCTAAAGTCTCCATTCTTAAACTTCAAACTAACTGAGCCAGCATCAATGATGGCCTTATCATTTACAGCATAAGCTGACAGCCTACATAAATAACCTTCTTTAATAAGCTCTGGTATTGATACGCTGTAAGCTAAACCTTTAAACAAATGATCCTTGCGTTTGCCATAGATGTAGCCTTGGCCCATGCGATAAGGCGTTGCAGTACAACCCATAACTTTCATATCGCCACGCGCAGACAGCTCGCTAATAATCTTTTGGTATCTGGTGTGTGAGGTAGGAGGAACATTGTGTGCTTCATCAATGATCATGTAATCAAACTTACCGACCTTGGCAAGTCTCTTGGGGGATGCAAGGGTATCTCTGCTGGCAACTAGGATCTGTGCATTGTGCTGGAAGCGTTTCATACCTGCAGCCAATACACCCACTGGAGCATCGGGCCATACAGTCTTAAGCTTGCTTTCAGCCTGGGCAACCAATTCTTTTCTATGGGCCATAACAATAAACCTAGCGTCAGGTTCTTTGGCTAACACTTCTTTGATAAAGTGAGAAAATATAATGGTCTTACCAGCTGCTGTGGGAAGAGCGATTAACGCATGTTCGTTAGTTGGTTTTGTTGCAAACCAATGATGCAAAGAGTTTATTGCATCTCTCTGATAATATCGAAGTTTCAATGGATAACTTTTTTTTCAGCGCTCTCGTGTAATCTGAAGATCATTTCTAGATCTTCTATTGAATGAATATCAAACCTTTCATTGATCACAGTTGATATTAATTCCATAGCATCATAGGTATTATCTGTAAACTTAAAGGCCATATCTATGGTGAACTTTAATACAGTTAATACTGCTGTTGTAGTGTCTAGGTTTTGTCGATCCCAATCATCAATGCAAATAGAAAGGTCTTGCATGACTGTATCGCATGTTTTTTTATCTAAAGAATCTGCTGAATTTATTTCTTTTTTCATTATTTATATTTAAATTTAATAAAGTTAGTTTAGCATCTTTTACTTTTTGATCTATTTCAGATGGCAAACTATCGAATGTTTTATCTAAAGAGTCTAATAAAGACTCCACCCTTGTGACCAAATCTTTGGCCTCTCTTACATCTATTGTCATATCTTTTTCTCCAAAAAAAGGTGAAGTGTTTTCGACAATGCCTACACTTCAAAGACATTATGAAAGGTCATAACCGAATACCTTTTGTCTGTTAGTGAGACACTTGCAGCAAACAACTGGTCTCAAAGTTGCTAATAAACCGGACATGAATAACCGGCATTGCTAGGTAATATAGTCAATTGGGTTATAATTATCCCAATCGTTTTCTCTGAGATAATATTTAACGTTATCTCTAATAAGGCGAGGAGTAGCCAAGGCATAGCCCAGGTCAAGCAAAGCTTTGGATACTCGCTCGGTTGTTTCATCTACAGAATCGCCATCTCTCTTAAGTATATCGACCTGGTTATGCAATTCCTTGATGAAATCCATTTACTTGTCCCAGTCAAACCCATCATCATCTGATGAATCATCTTTTTTATCTGGGGCAGGTGCAGGGGAAGACGCTGATGAACTAGAAGTCCCTGCAGCGAACTTATTAATTACATTTTTGTCCTCCCACTTGGTTCCATCTCCTTTGTCTCTCCCCTCCTCCACTTTAAGCGTGGCGTTAAATGGAACGTTCATCATGCTTTCTAAAGCTTCAAGGTTGAAGTTATCGACATCTGGATCCATACCCATAGCTTTTCTCCAGTTACGAAGTTTGCCCTTGGATACATTGAGGCCATTGCCTTCAAGCATTATGTTTTCCCAAACCTTTCTGCCAGCAAACTTAGGGCCAATCACCTCAAAGGTAAGACTAATCATCTTGTGACCAGATGATTTAGCAGTCTTTGCCTCCCAAGTTTTAGCAACCAATTCGTAATCGCCGGCTGGCATGGGACCAATCGAGCTAGGGTCTAGCTCCTCATGATCAGTTAGATTAATTTCAAAATCAGACATTGTTTTTCTCCTATTTAGATTTTAAAGATTCTTTAAACGCAGTCATAAATGCACTCCATTCTAAGTCTAATGGGAGATTGCCCAAGTCAACTCTGGATTTTGCATCAAAGGCTGCAGCGTATTTGTGAAACAACTTTCGCTTGCCATATGACACGCCTCTAGTTGTTTCCTTAAACCCTTGTCCGCTAGTACGAGTTGATACCTCATAGTTTGCAAACAAGTTGAAGTCTACCCATTCGCGTATCATTGAAGATACCTTCTTGTGTAAACTCATTTCCCAACGATCATAGGGCTCACGCTCTGGATCATTGAAAGTTCTAATGGCCACATGAGAAAGCAAGATGACATGCATCTTTTTCTTTTGTAGTTCATCAAACATGTGTAGAAGTCTGCGATAAAGTTCAGCAGACTCTGTATAACCTTTTCCGAAACCCAAAGCTTCAATGCCTTTGACTGAATGATTTTGGCAAACCTTTTGTTGCACAAGTTTCTCAGCCCAGTCAGTGGTATCAAATACTAGGGTTCTATAATCGTGATCCTCTTCAATCAATGTTTGCACCTGTCTGACTATATCGTCATAGCTTTTACATAGAGGAAAAGAGGGAACATCAATAAAGTTTGTTCCATCTTCAGTCTTAATAAAAATTGGCTTGGGTGCTTGTGAACCAAAGGTAGACTTACCTATGCCATCGGTTCCTGATATGTTTATCTTAAGTGCTGGCACTTTGATTCCAGATTCTATAGTTTTCAATAAACTCACCTTGGTCTCCTGTCGCATTCGTTAACATTGTATGGTTCTTGCGAAGCTACATGTTCTTCCCATATATCTGTCAATGCACTTGGCAAATACATGCTGTTAATCTTTTTCATCTTGCTGCAGAACTGCTCGAAGCTACTGCACCCACTAATAACAAATTCTGAATCCGACTGAACGTCAATCAAAAAATCTCCTATCCTACTCATTATTTTTCTCCTTTTAAGGGATCAATGAATTGCACATAAGGCCTTTCATTAATCTTGGTCTGTAAACCCTGTTCAACATATTCCCAAAGATTAGGGTCATCCTCTTTGCAAACTTTTACAGCTTTGGTGTCTTCAGCATACTGAACCTTAAAAGGTATCTTGTATCCATCAGCAACACACTTAGATAAATATTCTTGATCCCAGGACTTAGTAATCTTGTATTGAACTCTAAGATCAAATGGGATTAAGTTACTCATTGGAACTCTTGCAGAGCCCCCTGTATTAGAAAGTGTTTTGATGTGTTCTTGTATCTCAGGACGAGATGCAATCTCTTTATCTAACTCAGCGCTGGCTGCTTTTAATTCAGCTTGCATTGTTAGATTTTTTTTCTTAGCCTTAAGCAAAGCTTCAAGGCAAAATTCTTTAATATCTTTTTGCATTTTGTTGTTTCTCCTAAAAACCTATCTACTATATTAAGGATAAATAAAACTTTGTCAAGAAATATCTGTACATTTTGTACGAGTTGAATTATCATCTCATATGACACACTTTAATGGTTCTTATCTACTCCCTAGCAGATAGGATTCCTCCTTAAGTTAAAAAATAAAGTGTGTCATCTAAAAAGGAGAGACATGGAATTAAAAGACTACATACAAAAACGAGGCGAAGAGTCTCTGGCAAAAGAGCTGGGTGTCTCCATTGACACCATAAGGTCTTGGAGATATGGAGCTAGACAGCCCTCAGTTAATCAAGCGAAAAAACTTATTAAGCTTACTGGATATGCCCTTGATTGGGAAAACATTTATGGCAAAGTAGAGTCTTAAGATGGCCTTAGATCTAAACTTTGGTCTCGTTGGGGACGACATAATCGACAAAGAACGCAGAAATATGTTGACCTCATATTATGAAAACAACTTTCATCTTATACCTTGTGGTTCTAGGACAGATACTATTCCAGATTATTTTAAAGCAAAGCATCCCAACGAAGAAGAGGATGTATTAATAAAGCGTTGGTCTAAAACTCCAAGAGTCAAATGGTCTAACTACACAACCACTCAACCAACAATGCAAGAGATTAAGCAATGGTACTTGAAGTTTCCTAATTGCAATTGGGCTGTGGTAACAGGGATTACATTTGTGGTGCTTGATGCAGACACACAAGAAGCATGTGACTTTGTAGAGTCTGGCGAAATAACTAGGACAACTCTTAAACAGAAAACACCTCGTGGTGGATATCATTACTTCTATGCTATCAATGACAACCTAACAATTAGAAACACCACAGGTAGATTAGATATCAGAGGAGAGGGTGGCTATGTCATGGTCAGTCCTTCAAACAACTATAAGTTTGAGCTTGCTGGTGGTGTTCTCATAGATTCTATGGATGACTTGCCAATGCTTAACAGCCAAGACATGAATGTCATCTATGACTTTAATAACGATGGCAAGATTACTACGGGCCATAACACACCCTTATCAACTGATGGAGTGCAATCAGGAATGCGCAACGATACCTTGGCTAGACTTGTAGGCAAGTGGATCCTAGAAGGTTGGGGCATGCGCGAAGTGATTATTAAAGCATTGGATTGGAATCAAACCAACACCCCACCCATGAGTGTGCAAGAAGTCTTGCATACAGCCAACAGTATTTGCACTGGTCATTTAAAAAGAAATCCAGATCATGTAGATGTTGGCATTCTCAAATGGAACACCAGTCAATGGCAAATACCTTTGGCAGACGAACTCAAAGAGATTATGGATCAAGAAGACCCTATCGACATACAAAAGTCTCAAGACACAGTTGATAGAGACCCACTGGGTTTAAAAACATTTAACGATCCCTTTTGGGACACAATGGACTCAAGCAGAATCGAACAGTATTGGGGTGATGCATTTGTCTTTGAGCAATCAAGAGTCTTGTTGCTAGGTAAACCTAAGATTGGTAAGTCTCATTGGCTAGGAGCTTTTGCAGCGTCTGCAACCACAGGCACAGAGTTCATGGGCAAACAATTCAGCAGGCCTTTAAAGGTTATGTGGTTACAGGCAGAGATCATTCATGAGTTCTTAAAGAAAAGAATAGAGATGTACTACCAACCTTTTCATCATGACCCAGAGTTATACAACTTAGGCAAATCAAATCTAGTGGCATCGGGCAGACTGCGAAAAAACATCATGCGAGACAGCGACATGGATGCCATAGCAGAAAGCATTGAGTATCACAAACCTGACTTGGTCATGATTGACCCAATCATTAACTTCTTTAGTGGAGAAGAAAACTCTAACTCAGAAATACATGAGATGTTATCGCGTGTTGATAAGCTAATCGAATTATTTAAAGTGGCAGTTATCATTGCTCATCACACTGGTAAAGAAAGGGCAGATGATCTTTCCTTTATGTCAGCTCGTGGTGGTAGTGCATTTGCTGGATGGATGGATTCTGGTATCAAGCTGTCGGGCACGAAACCAAATGTTACTTTGTTCTATGAAGCTCGTAATGCAAGAGAACCTGATCAGCACTTGGCCTACTTCGACTTCGAGCGTGGCTTCTTTAGAATGGTGGATGCATCAGACTCGCCGGACGAAGTAGAGATTGCAAGAGTTATCGCTGGTGCTATGAGTTCATACAAGTTCTACACAAGACAAGAGCTAGAACTGCTAGCGCGTGAAGCACTCAAAGAAAAAGATCTAGCATCGGGGGAGAGAGCAGCAAGGTATGGTGTTTCACATGTACAGAAGTATCTTGGCGAGAAAGTTAAGACACATAGCATTCCTGGAAAGAACACTTGGTATTATTTAGAGGACAATCAAATGAGTAAACCTTGGCAAGACGATGGATGATTTAATCAAAGTGCTAGGTGATGCAATGTTTGCTGACTTAGATGCAAGACGACAGAAGTTATTACGAGCGATTGGTGGACTAAAAGATCATGCAGTCACTCAGCTGGTCAAAAGAGACAATGAGTTCTTTGAAAACAATTACAGGCATCTAGGTAACATAGAAGATGAAATTAAAAGAGAGGGAAGTAGAGAATGGATAGACAAATCTTTAGATTAGACAAACCAGCTCTTAAAGAATCAGTGGCTGATACGCTTATGGGCACAGCAATCAATCTGCCCCTGGTGTGGGTGGTGTTATCGCTATGCTTGATGTTCACGCACAACGCATTGATCATCTCATTGGCACAAGCTGGAGTGTTAACAGTGGTAGCAATCATTAGAAGGTATTGCACAAGGATGTATTTTAAAAGGAGGGAGAGTAGATGATTAAGATATTAGATATCTGTTCAGGGATAGGAGGATTCAGCTTGGGACTAGAAGCGACTGGTGGTTTTGACACAGTTGCTTTTTGTGAGTTTGATGACTTCTGTTGTAAAGTATTAAACAAACATTGGCCAAACGTACCAATATATAAAGATTTAAAGGAGATAGGAAATGACCCAGAAAGAATTATTCAAGAATTTGACCTCATCTGTGGGGGAATCCCCTGTCAACCGTTCAGTGTTGCAGGCAAACAAAAAGGCAAGGAAGACGATAGACACCTCTGGCCGTACATGTATGAAATTGTTAAATCAAAGAAACCCACTTGGGTCATTGTCGAAAACGTTGGTGGCTTCGTCAATGTGGCACTCGACGATGTCTGTCTTGACTTGGAAGCCCAAGGTTACGCCACGCAATCGTTTATTATTCCAGCTTGCAGTGTCGAAGCTCCCCACAAAAGAGACAGAATCTGGATCCTCGGAAAAAGATTTTACGATGTGGGGGACACCGAGCACGATGGATTGGCTTCCAGCAAGGAGCAAGGAAGAATGCTCAACGAATCAGAAGAACAGGGAGGGCCGGAGCAGATCAGGGAACTTGAGAGAGCAAGTGGAACACAAGAACATGTGGCCAACACCAAGAGCAACAGAGAGGATGGGGTACTACGAACAACCGAGTCCAAGCATGATCAAGGGGACACACGGATGGAGTCTTCCAGCTGCAGTGACAGACGAAGCGAGCGAGGAACCTCACAGGATGTGGCCAACTCCAACGACAATGGACACGAAAGAGGACTCACTGAAGCACGCAACGAAAATGCTACAGGGCAAGACTCACAGATCATCAGGGCAACCGATACAAAAGACATTAGCAGACAAGGTAATGATGGAGGAGATCATCAAGAATCCAGAGTTGATGGAGCTGTATCAAGATCATCAGATGATGGAGAGACCTCATCTTCCAGAGCAACAGGAGTTCGTAGCATATCTGAGGAGTCAAACAACGATGAAGGAGCTGGCAGAGAAGACAGACATCAAGAAGACAACAATCGAACATTGGTTCAGGAAGGACACAAAGGGATTCAGTCATCCGTCAATCGAAGATTGGGAAGCAATCAAACCTCACTTAAAGGAACTCAAGTACGACAAGGAGATAACAACAGTCAAGTCAATAGAGTGGGAGAATCAGAAGATTTTGTGGCCAACCCCAAGGAGCTCGAAGATCATGAACATGACAATGGAGAGCGCACTCAACAGGATCAAGAACACAGGGTATCACAGCAACCTGGAGGAGAAAGTAGCCTTGGAGGAACAGAAGATGTGGCCAACTCCGAACGCGTCTCCAGCGACAGCATCTCAGACAGTGGAAGCAACACAGAAATTGACAGCGAGCAGGGACAGGAAGCAGGGGGTCTTGATAGAAGCAGTGGTCGACAGGATGTGGCCGACACCGAACGCCTCGGACAACAGGGACAGGGGGAACATGAGCGACCCAGCAATACAACGCAGGATAGCGATGGGCAAACAGGTAGGTCTAACGATGGCAGTCAAGGACAAACCGGGCAAGGGCACACTCAATCCGGACTGGGTGGAATGGCTGATGGGGTATCCCCAAGGTTGGACGGACATCTCGGATTCGAGCGAGAACCCAGCATCCCAAGAGTAGCAACAGGCATTCCTGAGCGAGTCAATCGACTCAAAGCTTTGGGCAACTCAATCGTGCCTCAGATCATCTACAACATTGGCCTAGCTATCTTGGAAGATGAAAAGAAAACAAATGTTACTAAATAAATCAAGGGGTCAATGTCTATTGGAGTGTGTGTTGGAGTGTAATAAAAGTGTGTATAAGTGGCTGTGCAACGGGCAAAAGGGCAATTGCACAGCCCCTCTCGAAAGGTGCATGGTTGCAACATTTAGGGGTATGTGTGGCTGTGCAGTTGCACATACCTGCACATATGCACATGCATCGCTGAAAGGCGCATGGCTACAAGGGTGTGCGGCTGTGCGCATGTGCATCTCTATAGAGAACTATAGAAAGGTGTATAAACACACCTATTCTGTAGGAGAGATAGGTTCTCTTAGAGAAACAAATATGAAACAA